CATCGCTTGCGCTCGATCTGTTTGAGTTCGGGAGCGTAGGTTTGTTTAAGCTCACCAACGATTAGGTCATTGATTCGATTGCTCTCAGCGACCTTGCGAGAGGTCATTTGATCGGTGAGTTGTGCCACACGTGGGCGCATTGATTCCCAGGAGGTGCATTGGCTAATTGAATAGATGATGTCATCAGTTTGGCGAATGGTGCGAATGAGATAGGTGATTTGATTTTCCTTCGCAGCGAGTTGGCGTTTTAGATCAACGACTTCGGCTTCAAGCGCAGCCATACGCTTGTTTGAACGGTTGAACCATTTCATTGTCGGTCCTTTCGACAAAGGTTGTAGGTTGGGTCATCGCGCCAGTGAGGTTCGCCAGCAGCTTGCATTGCAAGGTTGGCTTTGAGGGTCATCTTGGTATGGTCGATTTCTCGACCTGATTTGCCAATGACTGGCATTGCAGGATCGCGCCAATCGAGGCGATTATCCGGTATGTGGCGACGTCGCTTCATATGCGCCTCGTCAATTTACCACTCACCGAAGAATGAACCTTTGTGGGAAGGCCCAAGGACGCGAGTAGGGATGTGCCATTTGCGCGATCTTCATTTGGCGAAGGTCGCTTCGCAGCATAGCGCGCAGCTTCGGCGTGAAGGTGTTCGATCCAGCCATCAGGGATTGAGGGATTGAAGTCAACCTCAAGCGTAGCGAAGGGCCAAACCTGTGCGCCAGAGTTGGTGTACCACTCACCATTAACCTCATGCGCAACTTCAAACTCAATGGTTGGGTTGCGATGTGCGTTGGCGACTATGGCGACTAGGGAGGTCATAGCTGCGCTCGTTTGTTACTACCAATCTTTTGCCATCGCTTGCGCGCGGCTATACGTACTTTACGTTGTGGGTAGTCCTTTATCAACGAACGAAGGTGGCCATCGTACCAGCCTTGCTCAATTCGCCAAATCATTATTGATGGTCCAAGGGTTATGCCATTACCTATGTTCATACCATCCCCATCTTTCGCAACACCGCCAACGCCTGATCCCGTTGCTTCGAGGTTTGAATTGGCGGCTTGCCATTCTTCATCGAAGGTTCAACAGGTGGAACGACGTAGTTCTTCATTGACGAAGGTAGTTCGTCGTAGCGGATACGGAGGAGGTTCAAAGCCTTCGAGAGTCCCGCTTCGCATAGGGGGAACTTGTCTATATACGGCGAACCTGTCTTGGAAGGTATCTCTACATAGACGTAACGGTCATCCAGCCAACAAAGAACTGCATGATTAGGCGCGGCTGTTGATAAGGCATTAGCCATTACACATGTCTCCAAGTTCGTCCTATTCTAATGTTGGCTATTGTCGACATGCCAACATCATATTCTTCTGCTATTTCACGATTTGATAATTTACCTTCGCGAAACAATAACTTAATCTCTTTAACTTTGATCTCCGTTAATACTGATAATCCATTTGTAGAACCTATATGTCTCGCTTGTCTATTTCTGGTACTACGATCCTTCATATTATCTTCATGCGTACCGACATATAGATGATCTGGATTTAAACAAGCTCTGTTATCGCAGGTATGAAGAACAAATAACCCTTCTGGAATATCATCAACACATAGTAGGTAAGCTATTCTATGTGCTCTTACATTCTTACCCTCCATAGTGAATTGACCATACCCAGTTGGATATCTGGCACCGGCATATTCCCAACAACCATTAGGCTGCACCATAGCTTTATCAAACAATATAGCAAATAGATTTTGGGTTTTCCCCATTTGCTATATCCTCCGCTTTAGAGGGCCAGTAATAGCAGGGTGAACAGCAAGCGTAGGAGATACATTGGAGCCGCCTGCGGCGGCAACTTCATTTGTAGCTAACTCACTAACTAACCCGTTGATTGTCTCAATGGTTTCCTCAATCTCTAATGGCGACACAATAACGGGCTGTGTATCTTCCCCGGCTATGCCTTCCATTGGTTCGAAGAATTGATCGTGGTCAAAATCGTAGAACATGCCACTGTCTTCGGCACCAACGTTGAGCATCTTAGGAAGCATCTGGCGATGGCGACACGTAGGGCGATTACCAGCAGGACAACCACACTCACGCTCAGAGGTGATGTAGGATGATTCGACGTTTAGATCGTTGTCGAACTTTGTGATGCGCCAAGCGCCATCGGAGGATTTGAGGTTATACAGAGCCACGATTTTCCTCCGTACGTTCAATGAAGCGATCCTGAATACGTTGACAGATTGCTTCACGTTGAACTTTAGTTGCTATACCTGAGCGACGTATAACGTCTTTGATCCACTCAAGATCAGATTGGCGCATGGTGAACGGTCTCCTTGATTATACAGCCATTGTAGCATGGGAAGGAGGGAAAGTCAATCCCTTATTGTACTAATGGGGACTCCTCAGTGGCGGCCCAACCGCCAGACACATAGGCCATCCATTGGCCTATGTGTTTCGTCCTGTTAGTGCCAATAGTCAGCTTCGGTGCCGCCTCCACTTTGCCATTCGTTCATGTAGATGAGGAAGTTGCCATTCTCGCTCATGACTTGACTATAAGTCTTGCCTTCGTAGGGCTTAGTCGTCGCCGTTGGGCCAGCCACACTTTCCGATGATGTCGCAGTACCTGTGGCAGATGACTGCACTTCTTCCACGTTTGTGGGTGCAGACGACTGGGGTAAAGGGCTTTCACTCTGACCCGCTTCGCTCACATCCTGTGTGAGAGGATATGGAGTTGTTGGAGGGGCATTCTCAGTTACTGGCGTATTGCTGAACGATCCAGTCGCTGCGCTCCCAATTGTAACCGGCTCACTCACTGGCTTGGCTTGAGCAACCTCGACAGGGTGTGGCATAAGGCTTTCAGCCGCGGCTGTAAACGTCTTAACCACATTTCGCAGAGCATCAAGCTTGTCCTGTGCCTCCAGTTCCCGAAAGCCCATATCGTCGCGCTCTACCTCCAGAGAGCGGCACTTGGATTGAAGCGCATCAATCGTAGCGTTGCGTTCCATGAGCTTAAGCTCAAGCTCTTGAGCATGGCGTTGGGATTTATCAAGATTATGCTCAAGCTCAGTGATGCGAGATTTAAGCACTGGCTCTCGATCTAAGGCTGTCTTAGCCTCAGTGATAGCGTTAAGGATTTCATGAACGGACATTGGTTAGTTCCTTTCGTGTTTGCGGTTCATAGTCATCTTGAACACATGACTATCTTTGGCAAGAAAAGGAACCACGGGTATCCTGACCACTGTGCATCTAGTTTGATACAATCTCACCGAGGGTCATTGCTACCCGTGGTTGCCACACTAAGTGGCGGAAGCCCTAACAATCCTGGTCATACACTAGATCGGCGAATGCTTCTTCGTAGTGTTAACCATTGCTGGTTAGGTTAGTGTGCAGTGTGAACGGTATCAGGCTTCTGCTTCCGGCCCTTAACGAGCCCTGCCTGTTTCGCACTAAGCGGCTTGTCCTTAGCGGCTTCCGCCTTTTTAGCCTCAGCCTTCGCAACCAGCTTCGGGTCCTCTTTCAACATCGCAAGCAAATCAGTTGCGACGGGGATTTCAGACCGCTTGGCAATGGCCGCTTCCGCATCAGCCAGAATAGACGGATCAGCTTCAATCAAGCTCTTGGCAGCGGCAGAGATGTCCTTCGCGGTGTAATGGGAAATTCGCTTCCCACTCGCCTTGATAGCATCCTTGACGCGGTTACGGGCGATACGCATGGCCTCAGTGTTAACGGCACCTGAAACCTTAGTCGCCTTGGCCTTGCCAGAGAACTTGATGTCGCCGGAGAGGATTTTCTCCTTCTGTTTCTCCGCAGCAAGCATCGCTTCACGCTTCACCGTCTCAGCGTCACCTAACTCCTTGACGGTGATTTTGCTCTGTCCACGATTTGCCAATACTTTGAGGCCCTGTAATAGCGCCTCTGCGTAAACGGCCTCTGGCAGGGAGTCAGTGTCAATCTCAATGATACCCTTAGCCTTCGTGACAGGCACTTGCATGATTGCCATTTGATTGATCCTTTCGCAACCATCATAAGAGGTTTGGGACCTCGGACCCTTGGAGCATACGCCCCATTCGCTGCGCTATCAACATTAGCGGCGTCATAGAAGTGTGCATTGCAGTGACCTCTCGGCCTGTTGATCTTGGCAGGAACTTAAGTGGCATAGTCTGGCCATCATCAGAGTGAGCGTTACTCACTGAGCCTGAGATTGCGCTCAGGCTTTCGGCCTCAATATGAATTGTTTTGAGATAGGAAAAAGGTACAACCACACACAATGTGGGCGGGGTACATGGCTCATTTGAGTGCTTCATGCCCCATACGATAAGCATCGGCACATGAGCAGAGTATGTCCTCGTTGTCTATATTCTGTGACAGGTCTTGAGCATTGCACTCAATATGCAGATCATTGAGTTGGTTCATGAGTGCTTTCACAGCTTGTTCAAGTTTCTGCTCACGAGTAGTACAATTGAATTGTGCTAACAACTCAGCACCAGTCATGTAGTCTTGGATGCCTAGATCAAGTGCCATTGTCTCAGTTCTCCGTTTGATGCCGCATATTCTACGCTCAACCCCTGTCGCTGTCAACTGCGCTCGGCGCATGGGTGCTATGCACTGGGCGCATGGCTAGATCGTCCCAGTCATACTGACAACCAATCATTATGAAATGTTTACACAATTCCCTAAGTGCTTTAGCCGCAGGAGATTGTGCAACCGCAGACTTTGGGATATTGGCTAAGGTCTCAATGGCTTGTGATACTCTGATTGTCATTAAACCCTCCTCTTGAGTTCATTGCTTCGCCCAACTCTACTCAGTACTCGTTTCTCAAGCTCAAATGGATCACGTGGCTTGGGTCTTGGATCATAGGCCCACGTATTCCAGAATTCCTGCGCAGCCTGTGCATCCTTGAGCTTTAGCTTCTCGTAGTAATTACGATAGTTAGCAGGCAATACTCTTGGATCATCAGGCTCAATATCACTCAACCTCTGCACCTTTGGCGCATTGGCCATCTTCTCAGCACGTTTATATTTCGCAATACGGCCAGCACGCGATAGCGTAAGGTCTGTGATTAGCTCATTTTCTGGCTTTGTCATTGAACCTCACAACGTTGGCGTTGTTATATCGCTCATCACATCTCAGCAACTCTTGGATTGCTCCTTCAATATCTGACGCATTATACCAATGCAGCTTGGTGCCGCGCTTGTGTATTGCATCATATACCCTGCGTCGTGCGTGAACGTACATTTGCTGAGGATATTTCGCCGGTTGACCCATATCCCTCTCCTGATTGTAAACACAGCATATCACACATCGCACCGAATGTCAACACCAATCTCCAATCAATTCGCTTCAAATACCCCAAGCCTGACCCAATTGAACCCCAAGCCTGACCCTTATAATCAAATGTGCCCGGTTCTATCATGAGAGGTTGCACCCTGCCCCTTCTATGTTCGTAAAAAAAAAATGTGTAAAAGCAAGGTATAGGATTACGTGGCATCCCTCGTGATGACATTGAACGATTAGACTATGAGAGCGCCGCTTGGGCTTCGCTTGGGGCGGACTTGGGATCACAAGCCAGTGCGACCTGTGATCCCAAGTCATTGGCTGTGATTAGACCTTGCGGCCTGCGAGTTGCTGTGAGGCGATGAAATCAGCCAGTGATTGCTTGGCAGGCTGAGCCGCTGCGCTTGATGCCTTAGTCAGTGCGATCTTGAGCTTGCCATACTTGTCGCTGAACTGGATTGAATGCCCTTCTGGCGCTAACTCTTGGAGCGACGCCTTGAACAGCATCTTGGCTTCGAGCAACGCTGCCCACTTAGCCTGTTGCTCAGGGTTGAGCGACGCAACATCAATCTCAACGAACTGCAATTGTACCTTAGTCATTGTCGTGCTCCATTGTGCGTTGGGCGTCATTGCCCGATCGACGCAAGCATCATAACACAAACAAAACGAGAACGATATGATTTGTTTGCATACCTCCCATGCGATTTCGGCATCGCTGACGGGGGTGGGCCAAAAGTTTGGCTTTGCGCGCGGGCCAGAGGTCCTCTCGGAAAAAATTATAATTTTTCGGTTTTCCCCTTTCTTGAACACTTGACATTCGTCGAAGACTGTGATCTACTCAATGGAGTAAGGTGGGAATGGTGCGATGCAACTTGAAGGGTTCACGAACATTAGCGAGTCGCTGCGCTGCGGCGTCTATGCCCTTGTGATGAAAGGCAAGGTCATATACGTTGGCAAATCCAAATGCATGTTAGTGCGAATCTATTCCCATCGCAATGCGAAGTCCAAGCGTGGGTCACTACCCTCATGGTTCCCAATCAAGGGCATTGCCTTCGACGAAGTCCACGTCCGTGTGTGCCACCCAGACTCACTCGACAAGCTTGAGTTCGATATGATCAACCTCTATAAGCCACGTCTCAACACCAACCTCAAGAACAACCTTGCAATCAACATCCCCCACACCCTTCGAGTCGGCGACATCGAAATCCTAGTCGCTGCGGCGAATGTCGTCCATCCATCAATCGGTAAGATCGAAAGACGAATCTAGTGACCCTACACCGAGGCAAGATCGCCAGCGACCTACAAATCCTCGGCGTCCGTCCGCTGTCCCGAGACGACCTCGCTTGTGTGAAAGAGAAACGCAATGTCCCTGCTGTTCAACGATTTCGTGATCCTCACCATCGGCTGGCTAGGCTCCTTGCTTCTGGTATCCGCCCTGCTCAGGCTGCTAGTGAGGCGGGGTATTCTCTAGCGCGAATCTATATCCTCCAGGCCGACCCATCATTTCAGGATTTGGTTAGTGCCTATCGCAAGGACGTTCACAATGCATATATCTCCGCGGAGGAAGAACGGCATCGTGCTGCGACTGAGGTTAATCTCAAAGCACTTCGTCATCTTAATGAACACTTCGACAAGGCGGATGAGGAAGGGGAACTCATCCCCATCGGTCGGGCATTGGCTGTCTTCGCTGACACTAGCGATCGCGTTGGCCTCTCCAAGAAATCCACCAACGTAAACATCAACGTTGACTTCGCCGCTAAGCTCGAAGGCGCCATAGCCCGCTCCGCTAACGCAAAGCTTGTACGAGGACGAAGTCTCCCCACCCCGGCCCTACCTTCTAAAAACCCTTCGCCCGCGCCTCGCTCATACATAGAGGGCAACCTTGTGCGCAAAATCTAATTGCAGCGCTGACGCCCGTCTGCCTGCAATGGGGACCCGGCTTGAGCCACTCTGTGCGGATGAACGGCCGCGTAGGGCAGCGCTCGCCGGGTCTTCTCTTTTAACGGAGGCCACGCGATGGAACACGTTGTAACCGCAGGTGATGTACTCAAAGTCGTTGCAGTCCTTGGTGGAGGTGCTTTGCTTATCGGCTTTGGGTGTCTTGTCCTATGGTTCATGGCGCAGGGTTGGAACCACTGATGGAAATCGTAGGCATCATCTGTGGCGCCATCCTAGCCGTCGTCCTTGCCTTCGCCCTTTGGTACATCTCACAGGCAAAGTATGACTGACGACTTGATGGAATGGCTTGCCTCTGTTCGTGATGACCCCCTGGCCTTTACGATGGGCGCCTACTCATGGCAAGAGGGTGATCTTGAATCCTTCGAGGGACCTGATGTTTGGTCTTGTGAGTTAATGGAACGTATCAAACTTGGCCTTCTAAATCCAAACGAGGCCATTCAAGAAGCTACTGCTTCTGGCCACGGCATCGGCAAATCAGCCACAGTGTCTTGGTTAATCTTATGGGCCTTCTGCACTTTCCCCGATTGTCGTGGAGTGATAACAGCCAATACCGAGACTCAGCTTAAGACCAAGACCTGGGCGGAACTAGGTCGGTGGTTCAATCGCTGCTGGTTCACACGAGAGCATTTCCATCTCACAGCGACAGCGTTGTTTTCCAAAGACCCAGATCGCGCTCAGACTTGGCGAATTGATATGATCCCATGGTCTGAAAAGAATCCAGCGGCATTCGCTGGATTACACAATCAAGGCAAAAGAATCCTTCTTATCTTCGATGAGGCTTCTGAGATCGCAGACGTTATCTGGGAGACTGCCGAAGGAGCATTGACTGATAGAGACACACAGATCATGTGGCTCGTCTTTGGCAACCCAACCCGCAACACTGGTCGCTTTAGGGAGTGCTTCGATGGACGACACTCTGAGTTCTGGCACTCAAGGCAGATTGATTCGCGAAGCGTCAAGGTCACCAACAAAGCCCGCTTCGACAAGTGGATCAAAGCCTACGGCCTCGATTCCGACTTTGTCCGAATACGTGTCCTCGGCCAATTCCCTCGCGTGGGCGAGATGGAATTTTTCAGCGCTTCTGATATTGACGCTGCCATGTCCGATGAACGATCAGTGTTTGTCGATGCTTTCACACCACTTGCTATCGGGGTGGACGTTGCTAGATTCGGTGCGAACAATTCAGTCATCTTCCCACGAAAGGGTCGCGACGCAAGAAGTATTGCTCGGAAGGTTTACAACGGAATCAACACTGTTGAATTAGCCAATCGAGTCCACGATTCGTATAACGAATGGCGCCCAGATGGAATATTTATCGATGGTGGTGGCGTAGGTGGCGGCGTCGTGGATAACTGTCGCAACCAACGACTGTTTGTAGTCGAAGTCCAATTCGGAGGCAAGGATGACATCACCGGAGTCATATTTGACAACGCTGGCGAAAAGTATGCTAACAAACGAGCAGCTATGTATGGTGCACTCAGAGCTTGGATCAAGGGGGGTATGTTGCCTCATGATGACACCCTCCGGAGTGCAATGCTTGCGATACGATACACTTTTAATAAACAGGACCAAATCCAACTCGTCTCCAAAGAAGACCTAATGGAAGACAACAAGGACCTAGTCCTTGACGACCTCGATGCCCTGGCCCTCACCTTCGGTGGCCCATTGGCCAAGAACGCATTCGCTGGCGGCGACTTCCCACACAAACCAATCGTTGAGATTGAGTATGACCCGTACGACCCTGAGAGGATGAGTGCATGAGAGACCCCTCCAACAATCCCCTGCGCTGCTCCATCGACCCTGTTAGCGCCTCCATCCTCGCACTCGGCACCGCAGCAGGCGG